TGAGTGTTCATATCTTGCAGTCCTTGGTTGACCACAAGATTGTGAGTAAGATCTTCCCACTTAAGAACACCGTCCTTATCAAAACACTGGACGCGAAACACACCTCCCGCACTCATTCCTTCAGAGGAATCAACCCTTGCACTCAACGAAGCAGCAACGGTGTCGGTAGGACTTACTTTATCTTTTAACATGATTACTCCTAAACAAGACGAATTAGTGCAGACGAACTAGAATTGACGGGCATCTGCACAGTAAACGTAGAGACCGAAGTCTTATCAGACCCAAAGTCCAAAACACATACCGCACCGTTAGCTCCAGGGGTATAAATCAACGCTCCACGAGCCGTAATAACTCCCGTCCAATTGGGAGAAGAAAAATTAACGTAGCTAATACTTCCGCTAGCTGTAGTTTGTGAAGATATAGTAGCGGTGACAACTTGTCCACCAGGAGCATAGTTACCACCGGATGCTTCGCCTTCAGTCGTATACTCACTTGTAGTTTGAGTAAGCGTAGCAGCATTTGTGTACAGTGCTAAATAAAAAGTGTCCGTAGAAAAGTTGATCGTGCCGTTCAACAAACCAGCACGAAGCGTATTACAGGAAAAATTACCTGTAAAAGCCATTACGACACCCCTCTATTTTGCGGTAGCGGAGCCTGCCTAAACTGCCCACTACGATAAGCATCACTACGCTCAAGCCCATCACCAAGACGCTTAGCCATGCCAAGTGCTTCCATATATTTTTGATTGTATAGCTGCAACATATCGGGCTCACCTTTCATATAGGTGTAAGCCTCAACAAGCGAGCCGTACAAAAGCACCGAATCAAAATTGTCGCCAAGCCAAGAAGTATTAGCAGTAACGATGGACTCTGGGTAATAGTAATAGTGCAACTCAACCGTGTAATTACTATCAGGCGTAGGACCCAAAATGAAAGACAATTCGTTAGTAATTACTGGAGTAGGATCGTTTGTAGTCGTAGGGCCAAACAAAGCGTAGTACTTGGGAATCCCAGTATCAGCAGGGCTAGGATACGCTTGCCGGATAAAGTTAACGTCTTTATTCAGCAGGTACTCATAGGACCCCGTTGCATCTATAACCGCTAGCGAATACACCGACAAGAAGTCAGCGGGGCAGGACAAGTACATAGCCCTCAACCCCGCTCCAGCTCCAGAATAAGCATTAGTAACTCCTGTCACATTCTTACGAAGCGACGGGAACTGTACGGTGTTATAAATTCGCTGCTCAGCTTGCTCAACAAACGTGGGGATTTCAGCAACAAAAGCTGTGCTTGTATTCTCCGTATACGCTTGGATAGCAGAACTGAGATCGGTGTAATTCATGCCATCGGACCTCTAGCCATCAAACCTTTAGTAGCAGCACCCGTACCGCGAATCTTAATTCCGCTGGTCTTTGGTGGTTTGTAATCGTTACTGTGGTTGTTAGCTACAGAAACGTTAGCTTCACGCATGTACTGCTTATTGTTTGAAAGACCAGCCTCTTCCATCGGCTGATACTTGGGTGTTTTGTAAAGCGCCATATTAGCCTCCACGACCGGTGTGGCGTTGGTTCATAACCTTTGCCATGTTGCGTCCGTACTTGAGCATGTCGGCATTAGTTTTGCCGCCAGCACGAAGTTTGGTCATAGGTTTGCCAGGATGCATAGCCTTTTCATGCTTGTGCACGGCTTTCTTTACTTCGTCTTTCATATCCGACTCCTTATGTCGTTACTACCGTAACTGTACCAAGAGCAACGTTTAAAACCAAGTAATTTGGCGTAAGTCCGTTGTCATCTGCTCGGGCACCTCCAACAGGGTTCCAACCCCACTGAAATACTCTACTACCGCCCTCTAAAGTACCTTGCCCCAGAATGGATGTGCTGGGGGTTTGTAGAATCTGAAGCCCACTTGGACCAGACACATAGTAGCTTCGATCGGGACGTGGATCACGCAACGCCTGCGGATCGTCCACTGGATACATACCAAGCTGTAACTGAGGCTGATCAGGATCCCAACATTCAGGACAGACCAACAGATTATAGTTCTTGGTCTTAATAATCTCTTTACGAAGCAACTTCAACTTGAATCGCTGATCACAGCGATCACACTGCGCAATTGCGTTCTTACCAGAGGCAAAACGCTGGCCCATTAAATAGTGCTCCCAATAAACTGCTGACGGGGTACAAGTCTCAGCGCAGCCTTCTCTCGATCTTCAGACGCAGCAAGTTCCCAAGCCTCGTCATACTGCTGCTTTAACAAAACTAAACGCTGCGCACCTTCTGGGAGTTTCATCGCAATGTAGTATGCCAACCCAGCAGCCAAGCATGGGATGAACCTAAACGGCACGTCCATGATGTTGACACCACCGCCAGCGTCTTGAGTACGGCGAAGTCTCCAATAAGCAAATACGTAGGTAGTAGCAGCGTCAGGAGTCGGCCAAACCGTTATCGCAGGTAGCTGAGCCCAGTAAACAGCCGCCCCAGAAGTGTGTGATGCAGCAGTTGTATTCTGTTGTGCACGGAAACAATTAGACAGCGTGTTACCACTGATGTAGCTATAGTTAATGATCTCGTTGTCAATCTTCACAAACCCAGAAGCGGGCAACCCCACTACAGAATTCAAAGTTATTGACGTTGCCGTGCTATTGATCGTCCCGTTTAGAGTTAATCCAGTCGGCGAGTTTTGTGCGTTGTATCGCTGTATCCATACTTGAATAGGGCGAGACTGCTGGATTTTGTTGGGGATCGTAGCGTAGGTTGAGACGCTGATGCGGGAAATAGTTAAATCGGCTTGAGTGGAAGCTAAGTTGCCCCCCGTGCGAATCACATGCTCAAGCAAATCAATTGTATCGTTGGGCAACGGATAGGTGTTTTGCCCCTGCTGAAGTGTGATGGTTCCAGGCTCAATACTCCACATATTGATGCCACGGTTAGCCCAATCAGCAAACATGATGTTCAGGCTACGACGCGCAGTACGTAGGTCATAACCTGTACGAAGCTCACCCCCAGCGCGTTCAAACGCCTCTTCGACCAGCTCAGCTAGGTCAAGATTAAAACTTGTTGCACCGGAGGTAATAGCCATTATCTAAATCCTGAAGTCTTCTTTGCGATGGACTTGGGTTGCGCTACAAATTGTTTTCCTTTGGCTTTTCCTGCTCGTTTTGCTCGGGTTGTTGCTGCGTATTCTTGGGGGGAAAGAGCTTTAATCGCAGCTTCTGGAAGGTATCTTTCACCTGTTTTACTAGACGGTTTACCACTTTTAGTCCTCCATTTCTGGGCGGTCCAATCTTTGAGAGATTGCTGCGGTGCTTTCACTTCAGCTTCTTCAAAGTCTGCGCAAGACGCGCACGTTGACCCAGCTTACCAGGAGCCTTAGCCGCTTTGGCTAGCTTACCTGCGGGAATAGGTTTGTCACCTTTCACACCTAAAGATTTGCGCAAAGCTCCAGGCTTCTTGATGGCTGACTGAATCCATTTACCACCCTTAAACCCTGGTACACCTCGGCCTTTAAGTACATCAGCACGAGTAACTTTGCCGTCGTCATTTAAATCTGGAAAGTCTTTAGTCACGGTAACCCCCACCAGCGGCTTTGTACTTCTTAGCTACAAGTTGTGCTTTGCGAGCGGACCATTGTCCTGCGCCTGTGCCATGAGTGGCAGCAGCTTTGACCTGAGCAACAATTCGTTTCCGCAATCCAGGCTTAGTGTAATTACCTGCTGCGTTTACTTTGCCGCCCTCAGCATACTCATCAAAGTCCGTGTTATCCCGCCTAGCTTTACGCTTGGCAGACGGCATTTTGGATGGGCTTATTGCACCCATCCCGCGACACGGCATCATGATTTAGCAAGACTTAGCTTTGCCGCCGTACTTCATGCCAAGCGGCTTGCTGCCGGACATATGAATCATCTTGCCCTTGGTCTTACCCTTGGTAGCAACGCCATCACGGCTGGGGGCAGCAGTTTTAACAGTACCCATTTTAGCAGTAGTAATACCGCCTTTTGCCATCTTTTTCATTTCGGATTCCTCATGTTTAACCATAGATGCAGGAGCGCCCTTTTTCTTCATGAACGCTACTTCTTTCTTGACCATTGCCTTCGATTCAGCCATACCACCTCCTGCCATGATAGCCGTCTTCCCATGACGAGTTGAAGGCTTGTTTATCTTCTGAAGATCTGGTCGGCTGCTAGACCCAGAACCAAACTTCAGACCCTTACTTTTCTCACTAAATTCTTGAGCTACATCTTGTGGAACACCTGCCTTCTTCGCAAAGCTTGGGTTATGTGCTGCTGCATCCATGAACCTTTTTTGCTTGGCACTAACGGCTGGCATTCCTGTGCTCCTTGATAAACGTGTCCAGTTTGGTATCCAGACGATCCAACCGGTCCAGGACTCGATTGATGTCGTTGTGCACGTCCACTTTCGTCACGTATTCTCTCGCTACTTCCTCGCGAGTCTTGTTTATTAAGACTCCCAATCTGTGCAACTCTACTGACTTCTCCTTGAGTATCCACCCTAGTAGCCCAATGAATGTAGTCAGCAAGGCGTTCCATATCAGCATTTCCATGCTCGTAAGCTCTTGTTAATACGACTATCAGGGTCGTTGGCAGTTTTAGCACTTGTGAGTTTCTTCTTCATGCCTTTCATTCGGGCACAAAAAGAATCTCTACGAGAACCGCCTTCCGGTTGCGGGGGCTTCAATCCAGGCTTACCCGGATTAGCTGCGTTATAAGAGGCTCGACCCTTGGCGTTCAAACCACCTTTAGGGTTTTTGCCTTCCTTACGCTGCCATGCGGGGGACTTAGCCATAATAAATAGTCACTGCGTCAGCACTACCGGTATCACAGAAGATACCGTTTTCAGCAAGGATACCTTCGCCAGGGATAACCACGGTATGGCATCCAGCAGCGGTCACACCCAATTTCAGTAGGACTTTTCCAGAAGCAGCAGAAGCATTATCGTAAAAGATAATAGGCTGAGCGCCCCCTGTACCTACAGCAATAAACGCACCTTTAATACGAGTGCGGGATGTAACTAACGCTGCGTCAGACTCGGTGTACGCCGATAGAACGTCATATTGCATCGTCATGATGCGCTCCTAATTAGCTGGTAGCTATGATGCCAAGAGCTTTTAAATGCTTAACGATGTCACCAATCGTATACGCTTTGGTACCAGAACCGCCAGTAAACGTAGCAGCACTATCAACAGCCGTACCTGCACCAGCAGTAAAGCCAGCGGTTTGTCCAGTCGAAGCAGGCTGAGCTACGGGAGTAGCGCCGTAAAGCCCAAACGTATCGGTAGCAGCATCACCAATAGCAGCATTGCCTGTGACGGTCAAAGTGCCCGTAGCAACGGAATCAACAACAGTAGCTGCGCCAAGCGTGGCATTAACAGTTACAGCGCCCGTGGAAGAATTAATAGAAATAGACTGGAAGCCATTTTGCGATCTTACTGGCCCAGTAAAGGTGGTGTTAGCCATCTTGATCCTCTACATGCGATTTTGGTATATCAGTCTGCATGTACGCCAGCCGGGACTGTCTGATATACCGGATAACCCCGGAATACCCCTAGTATAAATAAAAAAGGGGGTTTTGCAACCCCCCTTCTTGACCGCATCGTTTGATTAGGTCGAACCGCTCGATCCAAACATACCAAGAGGATCAGACCATCCGAACGAATAACGCTCACGAGCTTTGTAGCGAACGTTGCCGGTGTCGAAGTCCCCGTCCATGCTGTTCTGCAATGGGGTACGAATGAAGTGCTTCATGCCGTTAGGTACATCGGTCGTGAGGAACCATGCATTGCTATCGGTCAAGAAGTGGTTAACGGTGTAACCCTCTGGGATTGCGCCCATCTGCTTCAACGCGTTGATGTCGTTGTCGGCAGTTGCTACACGGAGTTCAGTGTCAAGCAAACGCTTAGCAGTAAACATCAGTGCAGGAGGAACAATCAGCTTCTTGGGCTTAGCTGCAATCAACAGTCCACGTTCGTCCGTCCACGCAGCAATCGCGATAACAGCAGCCTCAAGAGAGGTTTCGTTAAGGTCAGCTTGAGTGGAAGGCGTGTTGCTGTTGGTGCCACCAGAGATTAGGGGGTGAGCCGTCGAGAATAAAGGCACTCCATCACCACCTGTATAGGCAGAGTTGAAGCCGTTGTTCAGGACCGCAGCAGCCTTAACCTGTTTGGTGTAAGCCATTGCACGAGCCAAAGCCTTCGTATAACGAGCCGAAAGACTGTCATACAGGTTATCTTCGATCGCTTCTTCAGTGATCGAGAAACCAAGAGCAATGGTTTCGTGGTTGTAGCGAGTTGACCAAGCTTCTTGCGCGTTGTCATAAGCGATTGCGCTACCTTCGGCCTTGACCGGTGCAGCACTAAAGCCTGACAGCTTGGTTTCCTCTTCAAACGAACGCTCGGAGGTCTCGGTTTCGTAGATCTCTTTGTGTTCTTCGCCATAACGAGCGTACTCCATGCCGAACAATGCGTTCAGGCCGGGGAGAAGCTCTTTCAGTAGTTGTGCGCGTGAAATAGCCATTTAATTTTCCCCTTATACGCCGGTAGCGAACTGATAGCTATGCCAGCCTTGATTCCACTTAACAAGAACTTCAGGATACCCAATAAAGGTAAACGAAGAACCAGAAGCGGCGGTCAAAGTTTTAGCTACAGTTACAGAAGTGCCGTTAACGTTAGTGACATAGTTGTAGTCACCAGGAAGTCCACCAGCAGTAGCGGCAGGACAAACAACCTGCATACCTGCTTGAAGACCCGTAACAGCAGCAGCCAAAGTGATTGTGGTACTAGCCGAAGATCCAGTGCCAGTCACGCTATAAGCGGTTTCGGGTACGACTGCAACCACACGGAAAGGAAGCGACGTGCCAGAGACACGAACGTTACCGGTACCGTTCGACGGACCATCACCAGACACAGCCATTTTGGAATTACCAGTCGTAGTGCTACCAGTAACGCCAGTAACCGCATACACGTTGGTTCCAACAAACGATTGGTTAGCGTAACCGATCGTAGAGGCAGTTTTGCTTTCTGTGGAGGTCTGTCCAACCATAGCAACCCTAAACACAGCAGACGGATCGTCAACTACGAAAGCAACGATGTCGTTAGCAACAGTGTTTGCTGGGAAATACTGAGCATAAAGCTTTTGCCCAGTAGAAGCGTTGGTGTACTGACACCCTACGAATACGCCAATTGCGCCAGCAATAACTGTGCTGGGGTTTGAAGTAAGGTCGTAGGTCGTTTTGATCAGAGTTCCATCAGTCGTCAGTTGGACTAAATCACCGTAAAAAAGACTAGAGGTGAGTCCGCTGGCGATAGGAATCTGTCGGGTTGCTCCCGCATACGGTAGGCCATTAAGTTCATTAATAGCTTTAAAACCGTAAGGAGCGTCAACAGTGGGGTAAGCCATTTGTTACTCCTAAGATTAAGATCCTGTACCGAAAGTAACCTTGGAACGTTTCTCCGAAAAGAGCGGCATCCGAGGATCACTTTCCCTTAAAAAGTTATTGTCTACAGATTCCATCTGAGCTTTATTCTGCTTAGCGTAATACTCGGATCGCTGCTTCAAAAACTCCGCTGGAATACGACAGAGCAATAAACCACCCACTTCTACGCCGCCCTTAAAGCGACCTTCGGTGGAAGCGTGCATCATAAGCTCGGGATATTCTTCTGCTTTGCAGGGTTCATATCCTTCACGAAATTTGGAAGACACGTTTGACGGATCGGCCACTCCCATCGTACTTATACGAATGTAGCGGTGTACCCAGCCCTCGCGAGGGTCAGGCATTGGTAACGTCTCCGGCGGTCTCCAAGCTGTGGGCCGGAGAACTGCTTGCCTAGTAGACTCTTCGCGGGAACCGCGCTCTTGTTTACCTTGATCCATGATTAAACGCCTTTCCTAATTAGAGCAACCTGTTTAGCGTACTGTTCTAGCGGCACCCCAAGGCGACGCGCAATGGCGGCTTCTGATGCTTTCAACTTGACGCGATTAGGCGGTGTGCTGCGTGTAGCCGGAGCCACCACAACAGCGGGCTTTGTTGCACGGCGCGGAGGTTCATCCTCTTCTGCCGGATCTTCTTGCTGCTCGCTCCCGAATTCTTCGGGGAATCTTCGACGCATGGTAGCGTCAACAATCTTATAATACTCCTTAGTTCCAATAAATGCTTTGCCTTTTTCCTGAGCCAACCGCTGATGCAACCCGAGGGCGGAAGCAGTCATTTCAGGATTAGTACCAAACCAATCATTATCTTCTAACCACTCCTTGTCTCGTTCAGACATTTTAGGAGCGGGAGGAGCACTAGGTTGCTGTTGTACCTCTTTTTCTTCAACTTGTAAAGGCTTCATATTTTCAGCCCTGTCCAAGTTCAAAGTAGCCCGTGCTATTTCAGCTTGAGCTTCAGCAAGTAATTCAGCATCACCAGCTTCATATGCTTCTTTATATTTCTTCTTTGCAACGTCAAAAGCAACTTGCGCGGAAGTTTTAGACTGTTCGACATATGCCTGGGAGCCAATAGCTACTTGCTGCTGTAACCGTTTATTCTCCTCAATTAGCTGTCGTGCGTAAGTTTCAGCAGCTTCACGTTCCCTAAGAGCTTCTTCTTTTGCTCGGCGTTCATCGTGATAACCACGGGTAAATTTCTTAATCCTAGCCTGAACTTTCTCGTCATAAGAGGCAAGTTCATCTTCGGTCGGATCATCAACAGGTTCTTTAGCAGGTTTACGACCACGATCCTCTGGTGGAGTATCGTCTTCAATTTCGACTTCAAAATTGTCGTCTGCTTCGGCTGTTTGTTTTTCCTGTTTTTCATCAGGAAACGTATATTCATCTTTAATTTCGGGGGGCATCACTTACTCCTTACGCAGCGCGGGTAATACCACGCGGATCTTCTACAACCGCCTCAACGCTATCGTCGTTGATAATGCGGAACTCCCGACCGTGAATCTTTAGTCGCGTACCACTGTTGGGGCGAACAATTACAAAGTCCCCTTCCTTACAAGACGGTCCGCTAGGGAATCTTGTTGGGTCTTTATAAGCATCCGGTCCAATCTTTACGACAAACAACACGGGAGTAAGAACTTCCTCGTAATACATGGTTTTGTCGGACTTAATAATCCCAATTTCACTCTCCGCATACTCCTCCATCGCCTCGGGGACGACACAAAGTAAATGGTAAGTTCTTGGGTCAGGCAACTGCTTCGCTTTCTGCTCGGCTGATTTATTTAGCAAGCCGGACAGATCGACAGCAGTGGTTAGGTCAGTCATCAGATTTCTCCAAATGTTGCACGAGGTCATTGATAATGGATTCTGCTTGGTCTAGACCCCGGATAGTCCCGCAGATAAAACGGTAGGCTGCGTAATCATCAGCTCTACCGGTCTGTAAAAATGCAGACTGCTCCTTGCGGAGCTTGTCGATCTCCCTCGCAACGTGGGCGAGGACTTTTATTTCATTCAATCTTTCTCCTTCTTAGGTGGTTTCTGGTTCTGCGCGGATCTCTGTGCGGCCTGCACAGCCATCTGTGCCCTGCTTTTGGCGATTTCTACGCCAAGTCGTGCGCCCTCAAGCATCTGGTTTTTATTCACCTTATCGCGAGCGGCAGCGGCGGTAGCCCCTACCTGCATAGCAGCGATCTCTTTTTGGGCGGCAATTCTTGCCTCTTCGATTCGTAGTTGGTCGGCTTTTGCCGCTACGTCGGCTGCTTGCTTCTGGGCTTTGAGCTTCAGGTCCTCCATCTTCAACTGCAACTCCTGCATCTGCATTTGAATGATCGGATCTTGTGCTTTCTGCTGGGCTTGTTGCTGTGCAACAGCGGCTTGGGCTTGTTGTGCCAGACGCTGTGATGCCTGTGAGGCGAGCTGCGCTACCTGTGCTGCCGTAGCTGGATCCATGTTTTCTGACTGTTCCTTGGTTGGTAACAGTAGACCGATCGATGCCTCAACCTCTTTGCGATACTGGAACGCCAAGTGCTCATTAATATGGGCCGTAACCGCAGACTGTATCTGCTGTCCCACAGGAGAGTTCTGGAGCATGCCCATGATCGCGGGGTTCTGCATCATCGACATATGGGTGGCGATGTGAGCGGCGTGGTCCTGCTCGATGAACGCTTTGTTAGGCTTCATCGTGAGGAAGTTCTGGTTCTCCTGCACTGGATCAACAGGCTTCAGATCATCTTCAACAGGCACGAGCTTGGCAGCGTTCTTGACCCCCAACACCTCAATCATCTGGCGATGCAACAAAGGTAAGTTGTAGATGTTTGGCGCAGACTGAGCTAGCTGGAACACAGCCTGATACTGAACAATCTTCTGAGCCATCGTTGCTGCGTTCGGATCACTGACAGGCATAACTTCAACCATGTCGTAGTCAGAACGCTTGATGTCCCGCCCACCTTCTTCAGGATCATAGTCGTAGCTATCAGGTGTGTAGTCGGCGATGATGGACTTAAGAAGTTTGAACTCAATCTTCATCGCGTTATGGAGTCGCGCCTGCACTGCGCCCATAATTTTTAGCTGTCTTTCAAGCAACGCAAGCGTTGTGCCTACGGGTGCCTGTGCGGACATATCACTAACTTGCAAGTCACCTGCCGAAGCGAACGCCCTACCTTCTTGGACGATTGTCTGGAAAAGGGAGAACAGAACTTGGCTTGGCTCTTTGTAAGGCAGCGGCAAGATATTGTCGCGTAGCGTACCGCTTGGGATGTCTACATCCCTGAATTCTCCTGGTGCGATCGGCGTATCGTCACCCTTAACGCGAAGACCTCTAGTCTTTAACCCGCCTGGGAGGTTCGATAACGTGCCTGCATCAACAAGCTGGCGAATGAGCATCGTGGCCGATTTTGCGTATCCACCGATGAGATGGATGAGACCATAGCCGTAGAAGCCAAATCCCGGCACGTATTGGTAGTGCACAAAGTGCTGCCTCTTGAGGTGAAGCTCGTCACCTTCGTACCAATTTCTACGGATCGCAAGAACATTCCGTGTGCCTTTCTCGATCGTCACAACGTACGGAAGGGCGATACCTGTCGGCTGACCCTTCTTGTTCTTATGCTCGTGCCCTTTTAAATCCAAGTCAACATGAATCTCAAGCATGCGATACCGATCGTCCTGTATCGCAGTCATGCCTTGCTCTTCAGCTTTCTGCTTCTCGATGTCGTCTAACTCATACGACGGCTCACCAAGATCAATATCAGCGTAGAACCCAGCTTCTTGCAGCTTCTTAACTTCGTTGGGTGTTTTGCGCATAACATGAGTCACACGCTCAGCCTTCTCCAGACTCGACGCACCGTACGGCACCACGATGTCCTCGGCTGGAATAAACACTGCTACCTGCCGCCCGATCGACGGATCGTAATACACCTTTTTGAACGCACTACCTGCTAGCGGTAAGTTCCACAACAGCTTCTCATGCTCAGGGCGGTACTCCAGCATTACTTCTGTTAGCTGGTAGTTCATATCATCGCGAACTCGCGCAGCAGCTTCGTCTTTCTCAGGCGTGTCTTTACCAACAATCTGTGTCTTAACCGGCCCTGATGCTGGGAATGTTTCAGTGATCGCCTCTGACTGGAACCTAACAACCGCCTCGGTGAGCATGGGGTGAAACACGCCACAGGCCCCCTGCCAAGGTTCTGTACGCTCCTCATACTTAAGTCCTAGAAGCTTCAACCCATCTACATACG